GCCGTTACTTTAACAAATAAAACAGTAAATTTAACTTCTAATACATTAACTGGTACTACAGCACAATTTAATACAGCATTAAGTGATGGAGATTTTGCAACATTAGCTAACACTGTAACCCTAACAAACAAAACAATCAGTGGTGCAAGTAATACATTATCAAACATTGGTAATTCTTCTTTAACAAATTCGAGTTTCAGTATTAGAGATGATTCATCATCAGCAATATCAATTTCATTAGGTGGTACTTTAAAATTAAAAAGTAATGATGGTATTACAACAACTGTAAGTGGAGGAGATACTGTTACGATAAGTTTAGACAGCAACGTTCTTACTGAAACTTCAACAGATACTTTAACAAATAAATCTATATCATTAGCAACAAATACTATTACTGGTACTATAGCACAATTTAACACAGCTGTATCTGATGCTGATTTAGCTACACTTACTGGTTCAGAAACATTAACAAACAAAACTATAAGTGGTTCATCAAACACTTTATCAAATATTGCAAATGGAAGTTTAACAAATTCATCTATCACATTAGGCTCAACTTCTACATCATTAGGAGGAACAACAACTTCTATTGCTGGCCTTTCTTTAACAGGTTCAGCAAACACAATTGATTTGACAAGCTCAGGAAATAAATTAAGATTTAACTTTGCAAGCACTGGTGCTAGACCAAGTGCTTCAACATATCAAGGCGCTTTTGCAGTTGTTGATAGTACAGCTAAAGCTTATTTTGCAGACTCAGGTGGTTGGAATGAAATTGCAAACGAAAACTCTAGTATTAATATATTTACAGACGTTGACCTAGTAACGGCATCTCCAACAGGAAAACAAACTTTAAGTTGGGTATCAGCAAGTGGTAAATTTATACCAGCAACACTAGGTGCAACTACATTACTTACAGGTGACGGAGCAACAGTAGCCTTTACTATAACTAATTTATATAATGTAAATAATATACTAGTTTTTCAAAACGGTTTATGTTTAAGACCAACATCAGATTATACAGTATCAGGAACAACCTTAACTTTCTTATCACCACCGCCTTTAGCTGCTATTATTATGATAAGATATTTGGGATAATACTATGAAAAACTTGTATAAATATAACAAAAGAAACTAAAAAATATGCCAGCAATTATAACAAATAAATTTAGAATAAACAACGCTGAACAATTTAGCGAGTCATTTTCAGAAGCATCACCAGAAACTTATTACCTAGGTATTGGTAGACCTCAAGCATTTGCTACACAAACAAGAGGTGATTTAAGAACAGAAAATCAAGGCACAGATTCAGCTGCAATTACACCAGCCGACAGTGTTATAGAAGAATTTAATACGTTTGATGATTTACTGGCTGTTAAAAAAATTACAACTTCAGATACATCATTTGTAATACCAAGAAGAAACTGGACTACATCTACAGTTTATGATTATTACAGACACGATTACGGCAATCGTATTACAGGTACAACAACAACACAAACAGCAAACAGTGGTGCAACAACTTTATTTGATGCAACGTTCTATGTATTAACTACAGCAAGAAACGTTTATAAATGTTTAGATAATAATGGTAATGCAGCTTCAACTACAGAACCAACAGGAACATCTACATCTATTCTATCAACTGCTGATGGTTATAAATGGAAATATATGTACACTCTATCAGCATCACAACAATCAAATTTTTTATCAACAGATTTTATGGCTGTTGAAACAAATTCTACAGTTTCATCTGCTGCCGTTGACGGTGCAATCAGTGTAGTAAAAATTAAATCAGGTGGTTCAGGTGGAACAAACGGATCATTTACAAATATTCCAATAAGAGGTGATGGTACAGGTGGAGTTATTTCTGCCACAGTATCGGGAGGTATTGTAACATCAGTAACAGTTACAACCGCAGGTACAGGTTATACAATTGCATATGTAAGAAATGCTGATATAGTAACCGCTGGTGCAACAAGTTTATCAGGTGCTGAAATAGATGTAATTATTTCACCAAAAGGTGGACATGGTTTTGATGCAGTAAAAGAATTGGGTGGTTTTTTTGTGATGTTAAACGTAAGTTTAGAAGGAACAGAATCTACAAACACAGGTGACTTTACAGCAGAAAATGATTTTAGAAGAATTGTTTTAATAAGAAATCCACTTTCAGGTGGTGTAGCAGCTAGCACTACAACATTAAGAGGAACAAAAGCTATAAGATTTGCTGCTTCTCCTGCACCAGGAACTTTTACAGTTGATGAAAAAATTACTCAAACAACAACAGGTGCTATAGGTAAAGTTGTAGAATATGATGCTGCAAATAGAATTTTACATTATATACAAACAAGATTTAATGATGAAGGTCTTAGTTCTTTAGGTAATAGAACGGCATTTTCAGGAGCAAATGTTATTACAGGTGCAACTTCGGGTGCTACAGGCACACCGAGTGCAACAGCGAGTGAAACTGCTGACCAAATTACATTTACAAGTGGTTATAAAGATACAGAATTAGATAGACATAAAGGCGATGTTTTATACATTGAAAACAGAGCACCAATAACAAGAGCTTCAGACCAAACTGAAAATATTAAATTAGTAATTGAGTTTTAGGGAGATTTATGCCAAGTCCAACAGACTTTAACCTCTCACCATACTTTGATGACTACGCTGAGTCAAAGAAATTTCATAGAGTTCTTTTTAGACCAGCTTTTGCAGTACAGGCCAGAGAGTTAACACAATCACAAACAATTCTTCAAAATCAAATTGAAAGAGTATCAGATCATCTTTTTGAAAAAGGTGCTATGATTATTCCTGGAGAAATTGCTTTTGATTTAAATTACTACGCTGTAAAACTTACATCCAAAACATATGCCACAGTTGCTGAATATATTGGTAAACAATTAACAGGTGTTACTTCAGGTGTTGTAGGTATTTGTGTCAATGCTGTTGTAACAGACGGTACAGATCCAGATACTTTATATGTAAAATATAATAAATCAGGAACAAACAATACATCTTTTGCTTTTACTAGTGGTGAAACAATACAAGCTAGAACAGTAGGTGTTGCGACAGTTTTAGCAACTGCCGTGGTAAATTCAACGGCAACTGGTTCTGCTGCTAATATATCGGCCGGTGTTTATTACATAAATGGTTTTCACGTTTCAGTTTTAGAACAAACACTAATACTTGACAAATATACAAACACACCAAGTTATAGAATTGGGTTAACAGTTGAAGAATCTTTTATTACATCTAATGATGATACTAGTTTAGTTGATAATGCTCAAGGTTCATCAAACATAAATGCACCAGGAGCTCACAGATTTAAGATAGATTTAATTCTTGCAAAAAGAACATTAACGTCATCTGCTGATAATAATTTTGTAGAATTATTAAGATTAAAAACAGGTATTAGACAAAATCAAGTTCGTTCTACCGATTATGCAGTTTTAGAGGATACTTTTGCACGAAGAACATATGATGAATCGGGCGACTACACAGTAAGAAATTTTCAATTAGACGTAAGAGAACATATACTTAATACCGCTGAAAATAATAGAGGTATATATTTAGCTCCACCTACAGACATTGGTGATGAAGCAAAACTTGCATATGGTATGGGTCCTGGAAAAGCATATATTAAAGGATATGAAGTTGAAACTCTAAGTACTATTTTTTTAGATGCTGATAAAGCAAGGGATTTTAATAGTGAAAGTAATTTTAGTACAAGATTTGACGTAGAGAATTTTGTAAATGTTACAAACGTATTTGGCACACCTGATATGGGATTTGTTTCTGGTGAAATAGAAGCATTTAAAGGAATAAATTTATACGACACGGCTACAGTTACTAGAGGTACTGAACAATCGACAGTAGGAGTTACAGTACCGCAAATTGGTCGTGCTAAGTCAAGAGGCTTTGAATTAAACAGTGGAACGGCCAGTGCAAACACATTTTCTAGTTCAGCTTTAACAAGTGCAGTTTATAAACATTTTTTATTTGATATAGAAATGTTTACACATTTAAATGTAAAAACAGCGCCTGCTTTTACTAATGGAGAAAAGGTAACAGGTGGAACATCAGGAGCTTTTGGTTATGTTCAATCTATATCTAATACAAAATCGGCAGCAGTTTCAAGTATTTCAGTTGCAAGTCCTGGAGTTGTAACATTAAACGCACATTCATTTGAAGAAGGAATGCAAATAACTTTAACAGGTGGTTCTTTTGCTATTAATTCTGTTGCATATACAACAGGCACAGTATTTACAGTTAAAAATCCTACAACAAACACTTTTCAATTATTTAATGCCGCTGGTGATGCAGCAATTAACGTAACTTCTTACAGTTCAGCTCCTACAGCCGCACACGGTGTTACAGTTTTAAATAATGTAACAGGCACATTTGTAGAAGGAGAAACAATTACAGGTGCTACTTCAAGTGTAACAGCAGTTATACAAAATGAAATATACGGATTTAAAGGTGTTCAAACTTTTGATTTTACACAAGTTAAACAAGTTGGTATGACAGGTTCTCCTACTTATACAGCTGATACTGCACTTGATTCTACATATGGAGATAATTATCCAGTATTTGGTTCTATATCAGTTGCAAACAGTGGAACATTAGTAACAGGATTTGGTACTTTATTTTTAACTGAATTAAGATTAGGTGATTCTATTACATTTACTACTGATGCAGGAAGTTCAGTTACAAGAATTGTTGAATCTATCTCCTCAAATACAAGTTTACAATTATTAACTGCTGTAGGATCTTCTGATGTTTCTACTAAAACAGTTGCAATTAGAAAGAGACCTGTATTACAAGGTTCTAATAAAAATGTATCAATATTTGAATTGCCTTATAACGTTATTAAAACTTTAAAAACTACGGCAAATTCAGGAATTTCTGATACTAGTTTTAAAGTAAGAAAACAATTTGTAGCAACATTATCTTCAGGAACTGCAACAATTACAGCGGGTACAAACGAAACATTTAGTTCTTTAATTGAAAAAGATTATTCTGTTTCTATTATGACAATAGGTTCTGCAACAGCCGGAGCTAATGGTAACGTTTTAAGTTTAAGCGGAAATAATCATTTAGGAACCGCAATATTTACATTATCAACTTCTCCTGCTAATAAAACACTTACATTAAATTTTGGTACAAATTACTCAAACGCAAAAATTAAAATATTAGCCACGGTAAATAGAACAACAACAGATTCAAAAACAAAAACGTTAAATGCAAATTCTACGATTGCAATATCATCTCAAACATTAATTGAATCTGGTATTATAAGTTTACAAAAAGCAGATATTGTTGCTATTAATAACATTTATATGTCTGCTAATTTTTCAACTGCAGCTACAACTGCAAATACAAATATTACTTCAAGGTTTACTTTAGATAATGGTCAAAGAGATAATTTTTATGATATAGGTAGAATTAAATTAAAAACAGGTGCAATTGTTCCTACAGGAAGATTGTTAATTGATTTTGATTATTACTCTCACGGTTCAGGAGATTATTTTGATGTTGACTCTTATTCAAGTATACCTTACGTAGATATACCTTCATACACATCAGATACCTCTGGTAAAGTATACAAATTAAGAGATTGTTTAGATTTTAGACCTAGAGTTGCTGACGCTTCAACTGTTACAAGCGCAACACAAGATAGAATTTTTCAATCAACATCAAGTGCTATTGCAACAGGCGCTTCTACTGTTGATGTTGTACAGTTCAATTCAGATATTTCTACAGATTTTGAATATTATTTAGCTAGAATAGATAAAATATTTTTGGATAAAGATGGTAATTTTAAAGTAGTTAAAGGTGCAAGTTCTTTATCACCTAAAGTTCCTAAAGGACTTGAAAATGCTATGCATTTATATACTATATCTTTAAGGCCTTATACTTTTGATACCACAGACTTAGAAATTAGAGAACAAGATAATAGACGATATACTATGAGAGATATTGGCCGTTTAGAAAAAAGAATTGAAAACGTAGAATATTACACACAATTATCTCTATTAGAAACACAAGCACAATCTTTACAAATACAAGACGCTGAAGGATTTGATAGATTTAAAAACGGATTTATTGTAGATAATTTTACTGGACACGGAATAGGTGACGTAGGAAATTTAGATTATAAAGTATCTATGGATATGGCTGGCGGTTATGTTAGACCTATGTTCAATTCTGAATCAGTTCAATTAATCGAAGCAGATGATGATGGTACAGCAATATTAACAGCTGATAGAACAGCGGCCAATTATCAAAAAACAGGAGATTTAATTACGTTACCTTATACAGAAACAAATATAATTGAACAACCTTATGCTAGTAGATATGTAAATGTAAATCCTTTTAGTGTATTTACTTGGGCAGGTTCAGTTACGCTTGATCCTCCAGGCGACGAATGGAAAGAAACAAATAGAGTTCCTGATTTATTAATAAATGAACAAGGTTCTTTTGACACAATGGTTGCTGGTATAGGAAATACTAATTTAAATAGTGTTGAGATTGATACTGTATGGAATGAATGGCAAGATTTTTGGCAAGGTACACCAGTTGAAACTATACAACGAGGTGGAACAAGAGATGCAGGAGGAGGTGGAAGAAGGCCTTGGGTACAAGATGTAACAACAACGACAGCGCAAGCGGTTTCTCAAACTAGGTCAGGAATTAGAACAGCTTTAGTTCCTCAGGTTGTTAGAACATCTTTAGGTGATAGAGTATTAAATATAGCTTTTATACCATTTATTAGAAGTAGAACAATTAATTTTACTGCCACTAGATTAAAACCAAATACTAGAGTTTATCCTTATTTTGATAATATAGCAATTACTTCATATGTTACACCAACAGGTGGTTCATTAAGTGGTAATTTAGTTACAGACGCTAATGGTGCCGTATCAGGAACGTTTGCTATACCTGATGCAACTAATGACTCTAATCCTAGATGGAGAACAGGTCAAAGAGTATTCAGATTAACAAGCTCATCTACAAATTCAACAAATGATGTTGAAACTTCTGCTGAAGCAGATTATATTGCTAAAGGTTCTTTAGAAACTGTACAAAATACAATTGTTTCAACAAGAGAAACTATATTAACTAGACAGACAGTAAACGATACAAGAAATATTACTAGAGAGTCTACAAGGTCTACAACAGAAGTTGTTGGTTGGATTGACCCTATTGCACAAACATTTTTAATTGATGATACTGGAGGAGTTTTTGTAACATCTGTTGAATGTTATTTTCAATCAAAGGATACTAACATTCCTATTACTTTACAAATAAGAGAAGTCGTAAATGGTTATCCTTCACGCACAATTGTACCTTTTGGTGAAGTTGTTTTAAATCCAAGTTCAGTAAGTATTAGTGATGATGCTACAACAGCTACAAAATTTACATTTCCTTCTCCAGTTTATTTACAAGAAAAAACAGAATATAGTTTTTGTTTATTAAGTAATTGTGATAATTATAATGCTTTTGTGGCCACATTAGGTGAAACACAAATAGGTTCAAATAGAACAATATCGTCTAACCCTTATGCAGGTGTTTTCTTTAAATCACAAAATGGTTCTACTTGGACTCCAGATCAAACAACAGATATAAAATTTAAAATTAATAGAGCTGAATTTACTAATGTTACTGGCGTTGTAACTTTATGTAACGATATTGTGCCTACAAAAACTTTACCAAACAATTCATTGAGAACAACAAATACTTCAGGAGTAATTAGAGTATTCCATAAAAATCACGGAATGCATAGTACAACTAATAATGTTACGATTGCAGGAGTAGCAGCAGGTACATATAATGGAATAACTCATACACAAATAAATGGAACATATACAAGCATTTCAAATGTAACTTTAGACAGTTATGATATTACAACAGCTGGCACAGCAACATCTACAGGAGATATTGGTGGTACAACTGTAACGGCCACACAAAATAGATTATTTGATGTATCTTGTTTAAATATATCTACTTTAACGGTTCCTGATACTCAAATTCTTTATACAATGAGAACAACAAGTGGTAAATCAATACACGGAAGTGAAACTTCTTTTAGTTTAACTTCAGCGTCAAATCAAATTCAGGTAACAGTTGGTGATAATATTTACTTTACATCACCTCAAATGGTTGCAAGTTCTATAAATGAAACTAATGAAATGTCAGGTGGTAAATCTTTGTTTGTCAATTTAACAATGACAACTACAAATACAAAATTATCTCCTGTCTTAGATGTGAAACGTATGAGTATGGTTGCCGTACAAAATAGATTGAATCTACCTACGTCAGCTAATACACCAAACTTTGTAACAGATACAAGTCCTACAGGAACATCATCAGCCGCTGTTTACGTAACACGACCAATTATTTTAGAAAATGCTTCTACAGCTTTAGATGTGAGATTAACTCAAAATGTAAGATCATCTTCTTCTGTAAAAGTTTTCTATAGAATTACTAGTTCTTCAGAAGTAAGAAATATAAATGATTTGAGCTGGGTGCCATTTAATACAGATGGTAATGAAGATATAACTGTAATACCAGCAGAAAATTCAAATGTTTTTAAAGAATACAAATATTCAGATACAGGTTTAAATGAGTTCACAGCATTTCAAATTAAAATAGTTTTGAAAGGTAGCAATTCTTCTTACCCTCCTATTATTAGGGATTTAAGAGGAATAGCTTTAGCAGCATAATATGAAAATTAAAGTTGAAGGCCATAGTTCACTTGAAAGAGATATTAGGTCATACGCTATTGTAAATACAAACAAAAATGAATATCAAATATATATGAATAGAGTTAAGTCACGTGAACAACAAGGAGATCAGATAAGAAATACAATAAAAGAGATAAATATTTTAAAACAAGAGTTGTTTGAGATAAAAGAATTATTAAAAGAGGTAATTAAAAAATAAACAATGGCATTTACAGTAATCAATACCACTGATACACTAGAACAGATGCGAGTTAAGTTAAACACTTTAACTCAAACTGATTTTGGTAATCCATCATTACTTGCAGGTGCTGGTCTTTCATCCACTTCTATTGTGGGTGCGGTTGTAGAAATAGCCGGCGTTGCCTTTTCTGCTGCAGGTTGGACAATTAGAGATTCAAGTTCAACAATTCAAGCTATAGGTGCAGGTCAAATTTTAGACGTAAGAGGCACTTCAAATCAAATTACAGCAGTTGTAAGTGCAACCGATACTTTAACATTAGCATTGACTAGTAACGTAACTATTCCTGGTAATTTTACAGCTACATCTGGAAATATTACTGCAGGAGGTGTTTTACATACATTAGGTACTATTGAAATTAGCGGTAATACTATTAGATCAACAAACACTTCTTTAGTTACAATAAATGATCCTTTGACTGTAGTTGGAGTTATAAATGCTTCTTCTATCATATCAGCAGGAACTATAGCAGGTACAGGAATTTCAGGAACAACAGGAGCTTTTTCAGGAGCAGTATCAGGCACTACAATTACGGGAACAAGCACAATACAAGGTACTGATTTGCTTTTAACAGGCTCAGTAGGAATTATATTTGAAGGTTCAACGAATGATGCTTTTGAAACAACTTTAGTTGTTGTTGATCCAACAGCAGATAGAACAATTACCATACCAAATATCACAGGTACAATTATAACAACTGGAGATACAGGCACAGTTACAAGTACAATGATTGCCAATGGTACAATTATAAATGAAGATATTGCAGACACAACTATAAGAGCTGCAAAATTAAATTTATCAGGAGATACATTAACAGTAAATACTTTAGTTGCTTCAACTATAACAGGAACTTCATCTATTGCTTCTACAGTTACATTGACTGCTGATGACACAACTAATACTGCAAACTTTTTAACGTTTGCTGGTACTGCAACAGGTAACCAGGCGTTAAAAACTGACACAAGTTTAACTTATAATCCTTCAACTAATGTTCTTTCAACGACAGCTACACAAGCACAATATGCCGATTTAGCCGAAATCTATGAAACAGATAAAATTTATGATATTGGTACAGTTGTTATGGTAGGCGGTAATAAAGAAGTTACTGAATGTTTTGTAGGTAATAAAGCGATAGGTGTTATATCTGATAGACCTGCTTTTTTAATGAACGCAAAAGGTACAGGCCAACCAATAGCACTAAAAGGCCGTGTTAAAGTAAAAGTTGTAGGACCCATTAAAAAAGGTGATGAATTAGTTGCAGGCAACGGAGGTTTTGCAACAACGATTAGCATAGAATTTAATAAAGTATTTGCAATAGCGTTA